CATGACGGTCGGCGCCCACCTGGATGGACCGGAACCATCTGGCCTTGAACGCCTCGAAGCTGCGCCCCAGGCGCACGCCCTTGTCCAGGAACCAAGCCTGCCCCCACAAGTCCTGCAAACCGTTCGGGCTGGGCGTGCCGGTCAGTTCGGTGAAACGGTCGACCTTGCAATGGGCTACGCGGGCAAGCGACTGCGCGCGTACCCCACCCTGGCGCAAGCGGAATGACTTGAGCTTCGTGCTCTCGTCGGCCACCACTTTACGGAACGGCCACTTGTCGCCGAAGTGCTCGACCAGCCACGGCAGGTTGTCGTAGTTGGTGGCGTAGATCGTCGCCGGCCGCTTGAGCGCGGCGCGGCGCTCGGCCGGCGTGCCGACCACGACAGAGACTTCTACGTTGCGCAAGTGCGCCCACTTCTTCGCCTCATCCGGCCAGGTACTCGCGGCCACGCGCAGCGGGGCGAGAACCAGCGCCGGCCCCGGCTCGGTTATCTCAAGGATGTCGAGCGCGGTCAGCGCGGACACGGTCTTGCCCATACCCATGCCGGCCCATACCGCGCCGCGCTGCACGTCGAGAACGTGGTCTATGATGGGCTGCTGGTACTCGCGCGGGGTGAAGTTCTGGCGGGTCATGGTCGGCAATCCATGTACGCCCTTACCCAAGCTTCGGCGGCTTCCGCGTTGATCGCGTTTCCATAGGCGCGCAATCGTCCCACTCGGGCGGGAGCCCCATTAGCCAACGGGAATGTGCCGGGTTCAACTGGCCGCCACTTTCCATCCCGGCAGAAGAGCCAATCAACATTTCGCCAGAAGCCGTTAACCGGGCCGCTTGGTCGCACAATTTCACAGTTCCCGGCAATTTCAAGGATATTTTCCTTAATCCGTCCGGATTTGTCCCACTGTAGCAATGGGTGCTCCCGGTCGCGTCGTTCACTATTGGTGTCGGCCAGCCCGCAAGATTTGCCTGCCTCGGCGACTGGTCGAACCTCGCCGAACCATCCGCCCGTGGCTTGATGTCGGCCCCCGAATCCTTCCAATCCCGAGTTGTCGGCGTCGCCCACGGCGCCAGATTCCAATCCGGCGGGGACGCTAGCATTAGAAACGGTGCGTCCTTTAAATCCGCCCTCCAACTTCCTGGGTTGTTCGGGCCGCGCTGGCCATCCGGTTTGAATCTCGGCGCTCGACCCGCTCCTGAACCGTCGATAGCTTGCGGAGTCGGCCAGCCAGTAAAGCCGGTCGCGGATGTGCGGGGCGCCGACGCCCGCAGACGGAAACGGGACCGCCCCGAAGGCGTAACCCAAGGCTTCCATGTCAGTTTGTACAAGGTCGATCCAGACATCAGCATCTTTGCTGCTAACCTGTTCGCCAAAGACGACGATAGGGCGGCACTGCTCGATGATATGGAACCATGCGGGCCACAGGTGCCGCTCGTCAGCAAACCCATTTCCTTTGCCTGCCGCGCTGAAAGGTTGGCAAGGGCAAGAGCCAGTCCATACTGGTCTGTCGTCCGGCCATCCGGCTCTTCGCAAGGCGAGGGACCAGACACCGATTCCGGCAAAGAAATGGCATTGGGTGAATCCCGCAAGGTCGTCTGGTCTGACATCTTCAATACTCCTTTCGTCTACTTCGCCCGGCGCGATGTGGCCTGCGGCAATCAGGTTGCGCAGCCATTGGGCCGCGTAGGGGTCAATCTCGTTGTAATATGCTGCCGTCACTGTCTATCCTCCAGGTATCTCGGGGCTTTGCTCCGTGGGGCTATCAGACTAGCCCCTCAGCCGCCGAGTCGGTGGCAATGCGCAAGCTGTCGGCCCACCAATCGGGTGGTGATACAGGTGCATCAAGCCTCATTGGCATGATAATTCCGAAAAAATTAGCATCGTTCAGGTCGATCAACGCGGCGCCATCTCCATTGAATCCAAGGCCGACACATAGCGGGGCTTTGCCACCATGCAAGGCGATATATGCCTTCGCTAGATTGCCCATATAAACAGGGTTGAACTGGGCTGGTTTGCCCGTGACTTTGGCGGGGATGACGTTCCGCCACTTAGGGAACATACCGTCCAGGGTTTTACCGTATACCGACACGCCGGCGTACGTCAACGTTACCGGGCGCGATAACGACACCTCTTCGCCCTCCCCGTTCGCTTTGGTTTCCAAAGGGCCGATGGTGATTTCGACCTTACCTTTGGCCTTAATGAATTTGAGCAGTTCGTTGTGGATGATGATGTTGCCCAGCGGGGTACTGACTTCCGGCTGCTCACTTTCTATACGAAAGCAGCCTAGCATGTGCCCGTTGGTTGCGACAAGGCGCGACTCTTTAGCGCCGATTTCCAGATTGATACCGTTCAGGCAGGATCGCATATCCTTCTCGGCGGCGAATAGCTTGAGCGCGGCGATATATTCAGCGGGTACAGCAATTTTGATTTCCATGTTATTTATTCCTTATTGGTTGTTAAGGTAGCTGAAAAGCATGCCAGCACCTCGTCCACACGCTCAAAGGAATCGACAACCTCGACGACCTGGCCCATGCGGCGCATGCGCTCGTGCTCGCGGGTTTGGTGCGGCCGGCACTTCTCGCCGGGGGGCTTGAGTTCAACGAAAATCGCTTTTCCGTTGAGCATGATAATGCGGTCAGGCGCACCGTGGCGGCCTATCCATTTCAATTTTCTGCACTCGCCGCCGGCTGCTTTTGTCCGTTTGACGAGATAGCTTTCAATCTGTGATTCGCGCATAGCGGGTGCGTCTCCATGCAGTTTTGAGGGCGAGCGCGCGGCCGTAGCCCCAGCCGCGATACATTCGATACAGGCGATACAGGGTCATTTGCGATACCTCATAGCTTCAAAACCTTCGGCCGCCAATGGCAGGCCCTCGGCCCATGTGGGGTTGGTTGACATAAACCCGGCCAGGTGGCCGGCATTGAATTCAGGGGCGTCCAGCGCTTCGCTGATGATTTCGTCGTGCACCGAAAGGACGATCTGGTAGCCGGCCGCCTCGATGGCCGGCATGCTTCTGGCCAATACGTCGCGGGCCACGGCCTGGGTTACGTTCTCGACCAGCTTGCCGCCGTAGGTCTTGAGGCGCGACCACTTGCGGCTGTACTGATTCACGCCCATATATGATAGCTTCCCGGCTTCATCCACCTGCGGGCTAGGGTAGCAAAGGGAGCGGCCAGAGGGCAGGCGGATGCGCAGCCAGGCGCCGTCGCGGCGCAGCTTGAGCATGCGGCATTCATAGGTCACGCCGGGATACATCACGGCCTTGCGCGCGGCTTCTTCGAGGTCTTTCCAGAATGAGGCTATAGCCGGATGGCCGTATCGCCACGCGCGCTTAAAAGAATCACACACCAGCCAGGCGCGGTCGGACAGGCCGAACGTCGGGCGCTTCTGCTGCTTCGTCCATTCCAGCGCCCTGCTGGCCTCGTTGAGGATGGGCTGCGGAATAGAGCCGATGGCCTGCTCGCCCATGGCTTCGAGGTCGATATTATAGGCGGCGGCGAACGTGAGAAAGGCGCCAACCCCGCCTTCATAGCCGAGGGCAAGTTCCTGCACTTTACCGACCTGGCGCTGGTCCTTGCTCACGGCATCGGGCTTGATGCCGAAGGACTTGGCATAGGCCATCTTGTAAAGGTCAGGGCCGGTGCCAGCGTCGTAATTGCGGAAGGCTTGCAACTTCCATTCCTCGCCAGCGAGCCAGGCGAGTACCCGGCCTTCAATGTTGGAGAGGTCGGCGGCCACTAGCTTTTTGCCCTTGGGTGCAACGATGCACCCCCGTATTGCGCTGCTGGTCAGTTCCATGACGTTGCCGAACAGCAAGTCCTCGCAGTCGGCTTTCAAGGCTTCGATGCCGAGGTCGATCTTGTCCTGCTTGAGCACCGGGCGGGGCAGGTTATGCGGCTGGAACAGGCGGCCGGCCCAGCGGCCGGTGCGGCTGGCCCCGTTGAATTGCAGGGTGCCGCGCAGCCGGCCGTCACTGCTCACAGCCTTGGCGAGAGTCTTATATTTGCTGGTGCTGGTGGTGCTGGCCTGCAAGCGGATGGCAAGCAGTTCGCGCAACCCGGCCGGCAGGTCGGGGTCGGCAATGCGCCGTTCCAGCGTGCTTTGCTGCATGTCGGGGAGTTCAATGCCATAGGCCGCAACCAGGTGGCGCAGCATGGCGTCGCGCTGGGTGGCCGCCTGCACCGCCCCCTCGGTCAGTTCATTGGTGCGGCGGGCGAGCACTTCCTGCGCGCGGTCCACGGCGCGGATGGCCGCGTGCGCCAAGTCAAGGTCAACCAAAAACCCCCGGTCGTTGATCGCCTGGTCGAGGTGCCACAAGGCGAGTTCGCCGCCCTGGTAGTTCCAGGCTGGTAGCTTATCGTCGATAGCGCGCATGGCCTCTATGTCCAACGCGGCGTACTCCACGAACTTGGCCCACTCGGCGGGGTGCGTTTCGCTCGTGGCACGGCGCACCTTGCTGGTAGCCGGGCGGGGCTTGCAGAATAGGTGGATCAACTGGCGGCCGGCCTTATCCTTGGCCTTGTCGGTGGGTATCTTGAGGATGTCGCATAGATCGCCCAGCGAGCCCGGTAGGGAATGCGCCAGCGCCTTGACCATGGTGTCGCACCAGCGGGCTACCGGCAGGCGGTATCCGTTATGCCAAAGCACCGTGCGGTCGAAGTGGGAGTTATGCGCGTAGAGTAGGACGTCCGGGTCATCGAGCGCGTCGGCCAGTTCCGCCGGTATAGGGGCGCCAGTGGTCAAGTCCCAAACGTTCACCGGGCCGTCGTCGAGCGCGTAGGCGAAAAGCATTATTTCTGCGTGCTCGGCGTAGGCGTGGGTGCCGTTGGCGATGGGGACTTCTGAGAACGTCTCTAGGTCAAGAAACAGTCTGGGCGTCATGTTGTTCTCCGTGTTCGCTTTGGCAAGGGCGTGCGCTGAATTAACACCCTTGCCAAAGCGCCCGGCCCGAAGGCCGGGGGCTTGGGTGTGGTCAATGCGGAATTTCGTCGGCCCCAGCGACTACCAGCTTCGGGCCTGTGTTTTCAAGCTCCGAGTGGATCGCGTTGAGGGCCACCGCGCCGAGTTTTTCGGCTTCGGTGAAATTGGCTTTCGGCCCGACGATGCGGGGTTCGGTAACGAGATTGACCCCGACCGAACCGTCGGGCATATCTTGCACCTGGATGACGATGAGCGCCATGGCTAAACCAAGTCCTCGGCGGCTGCGCCTTCCGCGATGTCGTCGAACTCGTCTTCGCTTGCGGCGCCGCCACCTGCGAAGGCATCACCATCACGGAAAAACTGGACTCCCCGCAGGCTGGCGTTCACACGCTTGCCATAGTTGTTATCCTGCGCCCACAACTCAATTGACGCGTTCACAAAGCAACCAGCGTAGGGCTTGCCATCCTGCTCGGTGAGCGGGGTCTTGTCCTTGTCGATGATTAGTGGCCGGGTGGCGGTGCGGGCGGACACGTACAGGTTGCCAGGGAAGCCATCATAGTTGGCCTTTAAGTCGCCGTCGTGCAGGGCTACCTTATCCTGGGCGTGCATCTGCTTGAGGATGGCATCAGCCTTGGCGCCCCACTTGTCCTTGGCGACTTGCTCTATGGCCTGATTGAGAGCCTTCACTTGTGGGTCGGCTGGGTCGATTAGGAAGCTAGCGGAGAAGGCCGGCTTGCCCTCACCGTTCACGGTCTTGGCTTCAAAAAGCACCGGGAAGGCCAGGCGCACGTTATTGAGTTTCAGTTTCATGGTAAATCTCCTGTTGGAAAAATTGAGGGTATTGACGCTTGACCCGCTCGGTAGCTTTCTCTAAGGCTTTCACACGCGCGAGCGGGTCGTCCCGCGTGATGGGGGTTTGTGCCGCCTGTTGCAGAAGCAGCGCGGCTTCAGGGGGAAGCACGTTGGCAGGCGGTGGATTCTTCATATCAATTCCCTGCGCTTTCGGACACGTTATCGAATTCGTCGGCGGTGGCCTGAACAACGAGGGCCGGCCTTTTATCCGAAACGGGGGCGACAGACGCTTTGCCATCCGCTTGCGTAATGCTTTCCTGCAGCTTCGCCCATTGGCGTGGCCCGATGACGCCAGATTTATGCAGCTTGTCGGCGGTAGTCGGTGAAATAAGCGAGAATTCGTACATTTCTTCCAGCTTCATGCGCATGGACTTCATAGTGGCTTCGACTTCCTTGTCGTCTGCCCAGCGACGAGCACCGCGCCGACCTTCGACCAGCTTGAAGCCTGGCACCGCGCGGCCTGCCAGCAGTTCGCTTTCAGCCTTGGCGCGGATGGCCTTGCACCATGCTTCGATCAGGTCAACCGCGCCCAGCAGGTTGCCAAGGGTGGCGTTATCGAAGGCGCGCTCGGCGGCGTGCTCAAGTTGTGGGGCCACAGGCTCGGTTGTATCGACGAAATCATCGGCCACGGTGGATAGCACGTGCTCGGTTAGCGTCGGGCATATGGCCTTGGCCTTGCAGAAGCGGCATTGATCGTTGCCGGGGGCCAGGTACTTCTCGTGTAGTTCCTTGTAATTGCCGTGGGACTCAAGGGCCGCGAAGCAGCGGTGGGCCTTGACGCGGACATCCTCGCCGAACACGCGCAGGGCTTCGACGGTGCAGTCCCATTCGTCAATGTGGTCTAGGCGGGGCTGCACAATGACCATGCGCACGCGCTTGAAGTCGCCTATAAAATCGAACTCGTTGAGCGCGGCCAGGGCGTAAATCTGCAACTGCTCGTTATTCTCGGCATCGACCTTGACGCCTCGGCCATATTTCAGGTCGATGATGACCAGTTCGTCGCCGGCCAGGATGACGGCGTCGGATGTGCCCTTGGCGCCAGGTTCGCCGGTGATGGCCTCGATGCTCAAGCGCTGCTCGACCATGAGTTCGCCGCCGATGGCGCGCACGTAATCTAGGTATTTCTGCACGTGGCCGGCCATATCGTCGGTGACCTTCCAACCGTTGCCATTCACCAGGATGGTGTCGCCGATATCGTCGGTGGCGTCGTAGCCGTCGAGCAGTGCCATCGCGGCCAGTTCATGCGCTGCGGTGCCTTCGTCGGCAAAGTCGCTGGATTCGTCCGGGCACGTCGCCTCAAGGGCTACGCTACCGGGGCAATGCAGCCACCTATGGGCGCTGCTGGGTGATAGTTTGGCGTGCTCGCTCATGTCTTTATACCTCAGCTTCACAAGCCGCGATGACGGCGGCGAACTGCTCGGGCTTCACGTCGGGCAGCTTGGCGGCGCCGAAATGGGCAAGCACGGCGACGGCGGCGTCGCGGCCCTTGGTGCGGGCCAGCTTGGTAACGGCGTCGGCGGTGGCCTGGTAGGTCGGTGCATCGGCCGGGGGAGTAGCCGGGGGGGTATCGGCTTCAGGCTTCTTCCCGGCGGTGGTTTCGGTGGCTTTTTCCTCCGCCTTCGGTTTGGTCTTGGTGGCCTTGGCTTCTTCCTTGACGGTTTCGGCTACGTGGGCGGACGTCGTCTTGGGCGGCTCAATGCCGCCGACGTTGAGGGCGGCCATAACGGCATTAAGCTGGGCCAGGTTGCTGATGGTTACGGTGATAGGAAACATGGTTTACTCCTGTTGCGCAGTGGTTAATAAATCAAATAGGCGGGCGAAAATATCGCCCTCGTCTTCTACAAAATCACGAAACTTCCTTGCAAGGTCGAGATCGGCCTTGAGGGTTTCGGGATCTTCAATGCCTGCTTGGCCGATGGCTTTCAGCAGGGTAACCGTGGTATCGGTGTCCTGGATCATGGCGCCGGCCAATGCCCTGATGTCTTTGGCCTCCAGGTAGAAAGACTCAATGACTTCGTTTAAGCCGTTATCTTTCTCATCGAGTAGCGCCTCGAATCGGGCCAGCAGTTCAATTTCAGCGGCCGACGAGGTGAGTGGGTCTTGCTCGGCGCGGATGGACGCCGCCAGGTGGCGGTCATCCATAGACCTCATGAGTTGAGGGGTCAGCATTTGGCGCGCTCCAATAATGATATCCCAATGCGGATTGCATCGCAGGGGTGCGACGCGATAATTTCCAGGTCGAGGCCGCAACCGCGAACGCGGTACAGGCGGCCGGGAATCAGGGGTGTGGCAATCATCTTTTTTAATCTCCTTAATACTTAGTTACTCGCGCCATCCTCTACCAAAGCGGGCTAGGTGGCGCCTCGAAGGTCCGCGCCCTCAAGGTTCGCGCCCTCAAGGTTCGCGCCCTCAAGGTCCGCGCCCTCAAGGTCCGCGTTCCGGAGGTTCGCCCCATAGAGGTCCGCGTCCCGGAGGTTCGCGTCTAAAATGGAAGCCCCGGTAAGGTTCACGCCCCGAAGGTTCGCGCCCCGAAGGTTCGCGCCCCGAAGGTTAGCCCCATAGAGGTCCGCGTCTTCCAGGTTCGCGTCTTCCAGGTCAGCGCCGCTAAGGTCAGCGCCTCTAAGGTCAGCGCCGCTAAGGTCGGCGGCGTGTAGGTTCGCTTTCCGAAGGTCCGAGAACCAGAGATCAGCGCCCCGCAGGTCCGCGTTCCGAAGGGCCGCGCTGCGGAGGTTCGCTTCCCGAAGGTCAGCAGACTCTAGAGCCGCACCATATAGGTTAGCCTTCCTCTTTGCTGCTGCTGCCAACGTAATGGCTACGCAGCGACCTTCGCATTCATGGGCGAAAAGAACCTCTCTAGAAAAGCGGCTTTTGATTTCGATCCTCATTTTTTTCTCCTTCATAAACTGGATGACTCAGGACGGATATTAGCAATACGAAAACACCCTGTCAATAGCAATATGCAAATATTTTTTTTTCTGGCAAGAAATAG